TTCTTCCTCTTTTACTTCTGTTTTTGTGTCTTCTTTTTCTTCCTCTTTTATTTCTGTTTTTATGTCTTTTTTTTCTTCCTCTTTTATATCTTCTTGAATTTCATTTTTTACTTCTTCTTTCAATTCTTTCTTTATCTCTTCTTCATTTTTTTGAATAGGCTTAGCCAATTCAATCACCTCCATTTATCCAATTATCTGCATCTGTTCTATAATCTTTTTCATATACAATATTTATATAAATAAAACTTAAATAAAATGGTACTGGTTGTTCCTCTGGAAACACCCATTCAGCTTCAGGAAGAATTTCAAATTTATCTTCAATTATTCCAACTTTTTGAATTTCATCAAATATCTTTTGAGTTAATTCAGAGATTTCTTCATATCCTTTTTCAACATCCTTATCAAAAATGCCTGTACATATTAGTACAGTGAAGACCTTTTTCTCCAATGAATTTTTAACCTTTTGAGTTCTTATTGTTATTGCTGGAAGTATAGTTTCTTCTGGATCAGGTGGAAGTAAACCAGTATATATTTTTATTTTTTTTAATTCCTCACTTTTATATGCTTTGTATTTCTTTTCACTTATAATTGGGAGTATTAAATTTTTTATATTCTCTTCTAAATTCTTAATATCTACCATTAAATATATCCTTTCAATATTCTTTCAACTTCTTTTAATAAAAGTTCATCTAAATATTTTTCACCTTTCTCAACTGCATAACTTGAAACATTTTCAGAACCTAACATTTCAGAAATTCCTATTGTGTATAATTGTTTAATTGGAAATTTTTCATTATTTTTCCTTTGGAATATTCCTTTATGACTATTTTTCATAGTAGCAATAAAAGGCTTCCCTATATATTCATTTTTTCCTTTAACTATTTTAGAACTTCCAGTTTTTTTTACTTTTACTTTTATTCTATTTTTAGATTGAGAAGCTAAAAATTTAGATAGTGCTAATCTCGGTGTTTTAGCACTTATTGTTCCTCTCAGCATAGAAAAAGTAGCTTTTGTTAAACTTAGCTTACTTTCAATATCACTCTTTTTTATGTTATATTCAGAAGTTGCTTTATTTTTTATTTCAGTTTTAACCTTACTAAGAGTTCTATTAATTGTTCCAGTGATAGCTCTTTCAATCCCATTAGGAATAGTTTTCAACATATTTTGAGCTAATTCCAAATTTTTTACTTCCAAAAAATGTTGCATTAAATTCCTATCCTTTCTTGAAGTTCTATAATAAATAAGCTTTCTTCTTTATATGATCTGTAAACTTCAAATGTCCCATTATTTATCTCTATTTGTTTTCCAGATATATATTTTTCTAATTCTTCCTCATACTCTAAGTAAAGTATATAGTCTATTTCTTTTGAAATTCCTTCATATTCTTCCTTATTGCTTTCATTATCAGGTCTTTCCATAACTCCAATATATTTTTTATTTTGAATAGTTATTTCTTCTCCAAATTCATCTAAATTTAGAAAAATTTTTATATCTTCTTTTAGTTGTTCTTTAAAGTTCATTTTTAGATCCTTTATTTTTTCTTATTTTTCCCACTTTTACCTGCTTCATTATTATCTTCTGAATTTTCTCTATCAGAATTATCTTCTGCTTCTGCTTCATCAATTTCGTTATTTCCGAAGTCATCATCTTCTATAATTAAAGCTGTTTTTGTTGTTAGAATATAATTTAATTCTTCTCCTTTCTCAAATTCAACAATATCACCTATTTTATGTTTTCCATATACTCTTTCAAATTTTATTTTCATATATCCTCCTAATTTTTTGATAGAGAGCAAAAGCTCTCTATCTATTATTCATCACATACTACATAAGAGAAATAAGTATCGACATCACAAGGTTGTAATACTGGTCTTGACTCAGTAGTAATTTTTGCAACTTTTGGATTTGTTGTATCCAAATTTGAGTATCTTTTTGCCATGTGAATAATTCCTTCAGACATAAACACAATAGGAGCATATAAAATTTCTCCTTGTGAAGCTCCACCTACAACCATATTTGTAGGCATTAATTGTATTGGTTTTCCATCTACACCTATTACTTTTCTACTGTAAGAAAATAGTTCTACTCCATATGTTGTGTATGTACCTAGCCAAATAACACCTGGATGTATTCTTAAAACTTTTTTTACAAATTCATTTTGTAAATCTTTTGAAATAGCTTTTTTAAATTCTTCAGATTTTCTTAATAATTGAGCTGCTTTTGAACCTAAAATTATATTTTCTGTTTTTAATCCATTTTCTTCACCTTTTTTAATCATTTCTTCTAAGCTGAATAAAGGTTCTATCCCAGCAGCACCCCATTTATGTGTGCTATCTAATGTTATTTTATTTCCAAGTTCATAGTTGACTTCATATTCTGCTTCTTTATCCCCTGATTTAACAATTCCAGTTGTTAAAAATTGTGAAACCATTAATTCAATTTTGTTAGTGATGTAGTTTTCTTGGTCTAATAAAACTCTTCCAATTTTTTCACCAACCATTTTTGCTGGGTTGTAATTTTCAATAGGTTGACCAGCTTCTCTTATAAACATATCTTTTGGTGTTAATGAATATTCAGGTCCTATTGAAGGAGCAATAATTATATTAGATTTTTTACTTCTTGAATACACAGGTCTACCTGCTTCCAAAGGTGTTAAATATGGTGCAACTGCTTCTCCTGCTTTTGTATACTCTAAAATTATTTCTTCTGTTGGTACTGGTGTTCCTTTCTTAAAAAATAATTCAGTCAAAAAATTTCTTTTTACTTCCACATTTTCTCTAACTTTTCTTATTGTTTTTGGTGTATATAATCCTAACATTTACATTCCCCCTATTTTACAAATATTCCTAATTTTCTAAGTTCAATTGTTAATTCTTTTTCCTTGTTATTAAATTTAATAAAGTCTTTTATAAGACCACCTGTTAAAATTACTGTAACCTCTCCTGGTTCTTCTATTGTTTCATAAGAAACTCCATAAACATTTGTGTATGTTGTTCCATCATATTTTCCAAAGTTTTTTGAATTATCTAATGCAATAACATCACCAGCCTCCACTTTTGTTTTCAATGTTTGATTTATAGTTTCAACAGGAAAACTTCCTTGAAATATTCTCACATCAGTTGCTGAATAAATTTTATTTTTCATTGTTACCTCCTATTTTTCTTCATCATTATATGCATTTAATGCTGCTTTATATATTTCATCTTCTACTGAATTATCTCCTAAATCTGAATTAGAAGGAATTATTTTATCTAATCCAGCTTTTAATATATCATCTTTTGCTGCTTGAATTTCTTGATTTGCCTTATTGGCATTTGATACAAAAAATTCTGCCATAATATCTTTTGGTTCTCTTGGTTCTTCAAACTTTGCTTTATTAATAGTTTCTTTTTGACTATCATTTAAAGTTGGTATTTTATCAAGAGCCTGTATTCTTTCTCTTTCAGCCTTTATTGCAGCTTCTATTTTCTCTTTTTCACTATTTCCAATCTCATTAATGATTTGATTTTTATAATCATTCATCAATTTTGGATGTTCATTAATTAATTCTTGTATAGTTTTTTCCATATTTCTTCCTCCTGTTTTTTTCATATTTTCAATTTCTTTTAACTTTTCTTTTAGTAAGTCTTGATTAATAAAGTTTTCAATATGTAATTCATTTGATATATTTTTAATATTTTCTAATGAATTATCATTTTCAACAATTTCATCAACAAAGCCAGCTTCAAGTGCTTCACTAGCACGATACCATTTTTCACCATTCATTTTTTCAGATATTTCTTCTCTGCTTAATTTAGATTTAGTACAATAAATATCCAGAATAGCTTCTTTCACTGTATCTAAAAGTTCTATTTGCTTTTTTAATTTTTCAGCATTTCCATAGGCAGAGGTCAAAGGATTGTGTATCATATATAATGCACCAGTTCCCATAATTACCTTAGTAGCACATAAAACTAAAAAACTTGCAGCACTTGCAGCCAAACCATCTATATATCCTGTAATTTCAATATTATTTACTTTGGCATAATCTTTTAAAAGATTATAAATAGCACTTGCTTCAAATACATCTCCACCAGGAGAATTTACTCTTAAATTTATATGAGAAATATTTTTCAATTTTTGTAATTCTTTGGCAAAATTAGCTGAGCTAACTTCCCCATATTCTTCCCAAGCCCATTTTGTAATAGTTCCATATATCCTAATTTCGGCAATATTTTCACTCAGATTTTTTATTTCAAAAAAATTATTTTTATGAGTTCTTTCCATTTTCTTTCACCCCCTTACGAATGGTTTTTAATTCCCTTTCAAGAAGAGCCAATTCTTTTTCTTCCTCAGCTCTTTCTCTAAAGATTTCTTCATAATCATATCCACTTGTAGCAGATATGATACTTCTACTTGTTGTATAATTTTCTAATTCTTTTGAGTTAGCATTTGCATCTTTCAAAGGATCTAATGATGATTTTCCTGCACCAACCCAAATACAACGAGTAAAAGCATAACGAATAGATGTGTCTTCAAAAAATCCAGGACAATCTATTTCTCCGTTTCTTATAAGTTCTAAAACAAATTCTTCATAAATTGGTTGACAAAAAGTTCTTTCTAAAATTTTTCTTGAAACTTGAAATCTTTGATATGCTTCTTCTATTGAAGCCTTTGCAGCACTATATGAGTTTTTAAAACTTGACATTAAAACTTCTTTACTTATCTCTAAATTTGCTCCAATTTCTTCGCATATTGCTTCAACAAAATCCTTAAAGTGCTTGTTTGGTCTATTAGTTGCAAATTCTTTTATTTTTTCTCCTGGTTTCCCTACAACCAAAGTTCCATGATCTAGTGTTATTTTTTCTTCTTTTCTCTTCTTAGTTTCAATTGTTTTTTCATCATCTTCATCCATAGGTGTTCCAAAATTTCCAGCAAATCCCTCATCATCTGCATTTTCACTTTCTACTATAAGTCCTATCATTGCATTAATTACAGCTGCTGTAAGCTCTGAACTTTTATACCTACCCAATTGTTTTAATGAGAATATAATTGGTCCTAATATAGGAACTCCTCTTCTTTGTCCAATTCTTTCAGGTTCAAATATGTGTAAAATATTTTTTCTCCCTAAACTGTTAAATGCTGGATAAGCCTTTACAGTATAGTTAAAAGTATCTGCTGGATGAGAAGTGGCTATATAATAATTTTTTAATTCACCATTCTCATCAAATTCGACTCCTGCTCTTGTTTGAAGATTTGCACCAGGAGGACTTATCACCCTGTCAGCTTCAAGTAATTGCACACATAATTCTATGTCAACACCTTTCCTTTTTTTCCTTAATGGAATTGCAAAGGCATCTCCATTCATTACCCAACTTAGTTGAAGTAAAGACTGTAATCCATAAAAACTAAACATTCTACTTGCATCTGAATTTGGCGATAAAGCCCAAGCATTGAACTTATTTTTTATAATTCTTTCTAATTCTTTTGCTTTTTCTCTTTCTATGCCAAGATATGTATAATTTATTGTTGGTTTAGGAAGTAATCCACTTCCTACTGTCTTTGTCCTCATCTTTTTTAGTGCAGCTCCTGCTAAATCATTGTTCATATACAAGTTTCTTGATTTTGCTCTTAAATCATCAAGACTGTATAAAATATCTTCATCAGGACTATTTGATGAAACTCTCCAATTTTCTAAAACAGGATCATCTTTGTTTGAATAACCTTGCTCTATTTTCGCAAGATTATATATTTTTCTATCTTTTAGCCTATTAATCCCATTTCTAGGACTAATATAGCCAATTAATTTATCTAAAAGATTCATATTTCCCCCTATCTTGGAATTATTTGAATTGTTCTAGGACCTGAACTTCTCCTTTTTGCTTGTTGTAATCTATCTTCCCAAATTCTTATATTTTTTGCGATTTCTGTTGCATTAACTCTTGTGAGTACCCTTTTCCCAATTGTGTAACTTTGTCCTTTTGAAACTGCTAAATCTGCTTCTAACCAAGCATCCAAATGTGCTTGACATTGCTCTACTGTAAAACTCATTTTCTTGCTCCTTTTCTGTTGTATTTTTTATCATGTAAATCTATTGGAATTAATTCAATTGCAGCTGTATTATAATTTCTTAAATCTAGTGGTTCATTTCTTCTCCCATCAAGGATTTCCCAAGCTATTTTCATACCTCTTGGAGTAGATTTTTTTACTTTTACTTCAGCAGTTAAGCCTTTGAAATAATCTATTCCATAACCTTGTGTACTTGCTTTTGGAAAATGACACTTTCCTGCTCCCTCTAAAATTGAAAGTCTAGAATATGTCAAATCTTTTAAAGCATTAACTCCTAAACTAAGCAAATTAATTTGTGGAGCACCTTTTTTAGTTGTTTTTCTAAATCCATTTAGAATATTAACTCCCCAAGCTCCTTGACCTTTAATTGCATAAATTCCTCTTTTTTCTTTTTTATAAACATATTTATAAACACTTCCAGTATGGTGCCCACCAGAATCTATAAGAGTTGCAGCAATCGTTAAATATTTTTTATTTTTAAAGTAAAATTTCTTTTTTAAAAATGTATCTAGTTGTTGCCATACTTCTTCTTTTCCAGGATCTCCTGGAAAATCCCTGTACATTATTCCATAACTTTCATATTCATAACCCCAACCAACTACTTCAACTTCAAGTCTGTTATCTTGAACATCGACACCTGCTGTTAATATAACCACATCATCATGTAATTCAGCTCCATAATCTTCTCTTGTTTCATAGATAGCCTCATAATCCATTGCAGCTTCCAAATTAACTGAGAATGTTTTTCCCAATACAGTATTCATAAAAGTTCTGTATTGAAAATCATCATCTTTTACTTCAAGAAATTCTTTGACAATTTCTTTCCAAGTTACCCAAGGAGAAGCTAAAGCATTTAAATGAAATCCTCTATGTTCTTTTTCAACTGGAAATTTTGCTATCCATTTTCCATTAAGTTGTCTTTTACTTTTCCATTCTTTTTCTTGTGAGCTATGTCCACAGAATTTACATTCAAGTTCAGGCTCTTCCAAATCCAAATATTTCATTTGTTCAAAATCTAATGGTTGATATTCTCCACAAAATGGACAAGGTAAACACCATTCTTCTTGTGAACTTGCCAAATACAATAATTGAATTTTAGAAGTTGCATCATCTGTGGGAGTGGAAACTCTTATATTTTTACTATCATAAAAGTTATTAGTTCTCCTTTCAGCAAGTTTTACTGGATCTCCTTCTTTTCTTGCTGAAAGTGGAAATCTGTCTATTTCATCAAGTAAAGTTATTCTTATTGGTCTACTTGCTAATCCTGATGGTGAATTAGCTCCAACAAATCTTACATAACCACCTGGAAACATTTTTTCTTGAACAGTCCCCTCTTCTCTTTTATTAGTTTTACTTATTAATTTTTTTAAGATAGTAGTATCTCTAATCATTGGTTCAACTCTTTCCTTAGAAAATGACTTAGCATCATCTACTGTTGGTTGAACAAATAGAATAGGACAAGGATCAAGATGCATATATCTTCCTAATACATTAAGTAACATTTCTGTTTTACCTATTTGTGCAGAACACATCATAGTTATTTTTTTTGTTTCTATGTCAGTAATACACATCAAAATTTCTTTCATATATGGAGTTCTATTTGTATCCCATTTTCCAGCTTCTGCTGCACTTTCTCTTGATAAAATTCTATATTTATCAGCCCATTCAGCAACAGTTAAATCTTCTGCTGGTGCTAGAACTTCTTTTACAATATTTTCTATTAATCTTTTAGTGTGAGAACTAACCATCTATTTCTCCTATTTCTTGTTCTTCTTGATAACTATATTCAGTTAATTCTTCTAAAACATTATTTATTTCATCTTTTAAAATTTTTTCAACTTCTAGTTGATTACTTTTATTTAAAATTAAAATGCTTACTTTTTTAGGAATTGTTATCAATTTAGATTTAATTCTATAATTCATATCAGATACAATTTTTATTACATCTTTTTCAGAGTGGTACTCTTTCTTTAAAATTTTTAACTTAAATTCTTTTAAATCTTTTTCAGCTCTTTTTAATTCTGCTGCTTCATCTTTTCCAGAATTTTTTTCAACAAATATTTCAACTGCTTGAATAAAATTATATTTTCCAGGTGATACTCTTGCAGCTTTGAAATACTCTCTAACTTTTCTTTCTGAAAATTGAAATATCTTAGCCAATTTATTTTCAGTTGCTAATATCTCCTGCATTTTTCTCCTTTCACGCATGTCAAAATATTTTTGGCAAGGTTGAAAATTTTTCAAAATTTGATAGAGTTTGAGCCTCTTGGACCCTCTAACTAAGTTTTTCTCTGACAGTACCTTATTCGATAAGAACAAGCTGACCTTCTTTTTCTTTTTTCTTTGCTTCCTCTATCTTCAACTCATCACTGACCTTATAGCCAAGTATGTCATTGATAGTCTTAGCTGCAGCTACTGCTGCTACATACTGATACTGCTTAGTAACAGTCTTAGTTATCTCGTGTCCATCAGGTGTTGAGGCATCTGTGTACTCTACAACATCAACTCCATTAATTCCTCTTTCTCTAATTGTTGCTAAAGCATTAAGATTAGCCATTACTCCATATCTTACATCACTGAATAAATCTTCTCTTAATTCTATTAATTTGTTAGCAACCTTTGGATTTTTTTCAATATTAGCAACTTTTGTCTTTTCACTATATCCTGCTTTTGTTTTTGCTTCTTTTTTCCCAAATCCACACATTCTAAACATAATGTATTTTGATTGCTTTTCTGTCAAGTCCTCAAAGTTGCATATCCTTGCATTTTTTTCTTCTTGAAGTTCTTCTCTAATTTTCTTATATTTTTCTAAATATCTTCTAATCCAGCTTGTAATTGTATTTAGATTATATTTAGTTCTTTTTTGGATTTCAGAATATAAGTCTTTCTTTTTGTTACTAAACTTAGTTAATTCAAGTTCAATATAAATCTCCATTACAGTTAGTTGTTCATTTGAAAATGTTTCTTTTTTCATGTTACATCACCAGCATAGAGTTCTGTTTTGACTTCGTTCCAGTTGTAAGTTTTTCCATTTCTTAAAAGTT